GCCAACATCAATACATCTTCTGCATTATCGCACATCATGATCTGCCTGTCAATAGGCCTCATGAGTTCTTCCATTCTTGCGATCACATCTTTTGCCACTATGTTTTCCTTTTTGTGTTGCATAAAGTTCCTAACAAATAGGCAAGATTCTCATCTAGAGTCTCTACATGTTCTTCTGGAATATCAAAAGTTATTTCATTATGAAGAACAAACTTTATACATAGATCGTCTCTAGTTCCACCCATCAGTCTATATTTTCTACCACCAGGATGAGTGCCTGAATTCTTAATCTTATCCTGCATATCACATAATTCAATGCCAAATCTCCAAACTCTTGCGTATATCGATTCGTTTGTATACCCAGCATAGATTGACTGCTCAAGACCTAAAAAAAGATTTCTCTTATAGATTATATAATAGCCCTTCTTTTCACATACGGGAATAAGATTTTCCCCGTCATAAACTCTAACAGCAAATCTATTATCAATATAATCTGGAAGAAGTTTAAGTTGATAGTACGGCTTATCAGTGCCAAGAGCAATCAGTTTCTTGGCATAATAAGTAGCATCAAAAATATAATCGCCATATAAATCGATTGCCATTACTTCGACTTTCTCCATTTGAAACCAAAGCAAAGTTCTTGCATTTTCCGATGGAACCAATTGGGCTCATTACCCTCTGAAGGATTATAAACAGCACCATTTGGACCACCGATAAGAGTGCATTGCCAATCAGACGGTTTCGGCATACTGCTAACAGCAATAGAATAACTGCTATTAGCATCAGCGACATAATCCGAAGGCTTATAACTATAACCAACCATTACTTCATCACGGCGTCATAGAATTCTTCGAACTGACGGTTCTCTTCCTGCTCTTCGTTATAGTTGGACTTGAAGTAGGCTTTGGCCATACGGCGAATGATCTTCTTGTCTACGCCTGTCTTATCGACTACGCTTTCCAATGCGCTCTTCTGGAAGTCACGCTCAGAGGCTACCCGCGTCATGCTATCGTTCATTTCACGAATAGCATTCTTCAGGTCTGTCTTCTGAGTTTCAGTGAGAGAATTGATACTCACGAAAGGCTTATTGTGTCCGATACCAGCCATATTACTTTGTCTCCAATGCGATGAAATACTTGATCTTGTCCTTGAATACGCCACTTGTAGCAGTAAACTTGGCAAAAGCACCAAGCTGGATTTCTACATCATAGTCACCAGGAACAAGCTTGATGTTCTCTACCTTGAACGATGCAATGAAATCAGCACCCTTATAATCATTCAACTTGAATGAAGCAGAGTTTGAAGTATCATTTGCTTTCTCATGTGTCTGCAAGCGGATCTCTCCATTCTTACCAACAACTGAAAGATGGGTAAGATTGTTCATTGATGCTAGACGAAGAAGCTTTGATAGAATAGCATTCGTCAAAGCGAAGCTAACATCAGTTTGCTTCAACTTCAATTCCTTATCAGGAGGAGAAACGATAAGGTTAGGCGAACATGAATAATAGTTGAAAGCAATATCGCCATCATTCATCATAACAGCATTTTCTGTGAAGCTCAGATCAGGATTTCCAAGAGTAGATACATTACCTAGGAACTGATTAAGATCATAGATGCCGAACTGCCCAGGAATAGCGTCTTCGATTTCGACTTCAACAAGAATGGACTTCTCAGGGGAAATAGTCTTCTGGACATTTCCCTTCTGCAAGACAAGTCCGGAATTGATTGCAGAAAAGTTCTTCAATACACTTAGGGTGTTTTCACTAATCTTCATAATATAATCTCCAGTGTTTTTAGTTTACGCTGCTAGTATAGCAGGCTTTTGCGGGCCTGTAAAGACTTTTAGCATGTGACCGATATCAGCTTCAAGCATAGAAATGCTTCCATTGTTGTCAAGCTGATAGTCCATAATCTGACCTGCCCATGCCCATTCCGAATAGTGGACTTTGTATTGGTCTACCATCGCATCTACGGCAGCCGACTTCCGAGAAATCTGTTCGTGAGTGTCAGCCTTCTTGTTAGCAATGATAGCAGTATCATACCAATCAGGGTCGGGTCCGCGCGTAACACGAACAGCGAAGCCGCCCTTGCTACGCATCCATTCGATTTCATTAGGAAAACGAACATCTGCGATTACCACATTCTGATACATTTCCATCTTACGCTCAAGAGCATAGACCCAAACATCTTTATGGAATACATCACGCCCAGCTTCTGTGCCCATCAACTGTAGAGCAAGACGAGGAGTAATATCTTTGCCAGTCTTCTCAGACCACCATTCGTCCTTAGTTTCACGAAACTTCCTGCTCTCATCTGTATCACCTTCAAGGAGAGACCGCTGCCATCCGAAGATGGCAGCAGTGGCGTCCTTAACAGCATCCGCAAATGAAAGCTTTACGAAGCCGTGTTTCTCAACTAGAATATCAGCAGCAGTTCCTTTACCACTGCCGATAAAACCAATTACACCAATGATCATTTATAGATTTCCTGTATGATTAGCGATTGATTGCATATTGCCTGTGAAGGCATATGTTCCTACATGCTGTGTCTTCATCCATGGACACAACCAAATTTGACCGCCCATCTTTTTCCAATACTGACAGAACATATAATCTTCTGAGAGATAGCGATGAGAAGCCGTCTTCTCTGCTTCCATAAACTTCTTTGCTGCTTCACTTACATCTTCACCATTTGAAGCCTTTAATACAAGGGAGTAAAGATCATCATAAGTATAACCATTATCCATAACAGTATCAAAGTATGCGTGAATATAACGTGTGCCATCAAAATTAGCTTGACCAATATGATCAGGCTTGTAGTTCTGCTTAGGATAAGCTTCTCTAAACTTATCAAAAACTTCTCGCTTGACCATCATGTAGCCGGTTCCAAGTTCAAGAACTTCAAGAGGCTCTCTTACATTAAACTGCTTTGTACCAGGAACAGGATTGAAGACATAATCACCAACAAGACCATCAAGTTCTGCTGGATTAATTGTGGGATTCTTTGCCATAGCAGCAACGATATTTTTCCAGTTAATAGCCTTCTTTGGATAAGGAGCGCCAATAACGTCCTTATCTAAGGCTAACATCGCAAGAATGTCTTGCGGTTCAAAATGAATATCTGAGTCGATAAAGAGTAAGTGTGTATAACCAGAACGCAAGAATTCATCTACGAGATAATTTCTTGCGCGAGTAATTAGGGATTCGTTGAATAGGAATGAAAAACGATTTTCAATTCCATATTGGAAACATTGTGCTTGAAGATCGAGACAAGCTTTCATGTAAAGACCGTGATTGACACCACCATACATCGGTGTGGCAATGAACAACTTGTTCTTTCTTAGGTCTTCAACTTTGATTGATAATTCCATGCGGGTACTCCATAATAAAAAGGGATGCTACGCTTATATATAGCATCCCTTTTTGGACATGTCAATAAAAATTAGGCAGCAAAACGATAAAACATCTTGCGCTTACCGTTAACAGTACGGTAGTTGCTATAGATGCGATGACCTTCAAGGGTGCGTAGATCATACACACGCTTGGAAACGCTGGTCTTAGGAACACCAGTCAGACGGGCAATCTGGGCAACAGTGATGCCAGCACCCTTGGTATTCTGACGGAGAACCTTAGCAACCTTACGAATCTGAGACATTCAATAACTCCATAATAAAATAACCGCTTTGTTGGAACAGACACTATGGCGCGGTTGTCTACCATAGTGTCTGCTATTATACATTAGGCAGAACCTAATGTCAACTCTTTTTAAGTGAAGACCACTTCGTCTTCATTCTTAGACTTATCTTCTTCCTTAGCTTCGGACTTCGGAAGAACCTTTTCGTCCAGCTTGGCGTAGAGGTCAAAGAAGCCAGTCTTGGTATCCACATCAAAGCGGTTGAGACAGAGCTTGATTGCCTTCTCACGATCCTGGCCGAAGATGGCGTAGGCTTCGCAGATATGAACCAGACGGCGAGTGGAGATGATATCGGAGACCGCACCATCGTAGAACGCCTTACGGATCATGTCAGCCCAGTTGACCAGCTTGTCAGCAAAGTCCTTATCTTCAATGCCAGAGGTCTTCAGGACATTGTTGAGGATCTTGGCCTCAGTCTTGGTCGAAGGATATTCCTGCTCAAAAGTGATGCTGAAACGCTCAAGGAAGGCTTCGTTCATCACGTTGGTGCCGATGAAGCGACCATCGTCTGAACCCTTACCCTTGGTGTTAGCCGTAGCAAGGATGTTGAAGCCCGGAGCCGGAGTGACCACACGGTTGATCTTCTTGAGGTAAACGGGCTTACCCTCGAGGATCGGCTGGAGACACATGAGCTTGGCATCACCAAGATCCACTTCGTCCAGAAGCAGGATGGCACCACGCTCCATGGCCACGATAACCGGGCCGTTCTGCCAGACAGTCTTACCGTCCGAGAGACGGAAACCACCGATGAGATCATCCTCATCAGTTTCCTTGGTGATGTTGGCGCGAACAAGCTCACGACCTTCCTGAGCGCAAATCTGCTCAATCATCATGGTCTTACCGTTACCAGACAGACCGGTGATGTAAGTCGGATAAAACTTACGAGACTTGACAATCATCCGAACATCCGGGAAGTGACCGAAGGGAACATAACCAGACGCCTTAGTCGGCACCAGATCAATACCACGGTTCTCTACAGCGTGAAGCGGAACAACCGCAGCAGCGGCCATCTGCATTTCGGAGATGTTAGCCACCTCGTCCA